CTGTGAACTCAGCATTGTTCGTGTTCACTAATCTATTACTCAGTTAATCCACATCTACGTCATTCTCTCTATTATTTTTTTTTCTACACATCCCGCCACCACTCAGATTTACACTCTTTCCCTACACGACGCTCTTCCGATCTACATTTGGCTTGATTACAATCCTGCTAATTTGTTTTGGGTAGACAAAGAACTTATAGGTCAAGAAGAAACTGACTTTGTTACATTGACTTATAAAGATAATGACAGCTTACCTAAATCAATAGTTAAAGAAATAGAAAAAGCAAAAGTAAAAGCTAAGACATCCACTTACTGGGCTAACTGGTGGAAGGTATATGGTTTGGGTGAAATAGGTAGTTTGGAGGGAGTTTGTATTCCAGACTGGAAAGAGATAGATAAAATACCAGAAGATGCAAGACTGCTTTGTGGAGGCATGGACTTTGGTTATTCTGTTGACCCTTCAACTTATATAAGATTATACAAATGGAATAGTGCTTACCTATTTGATGAAATGCTTTATAGAAAAGGTATGCACAATAGAGACATTAGTTTATTTTTTACTAATCAACATGTCAGAGAAAACATTTATGCTGATTCAGCAGAACCAAAATCAATATCTGAATTAAACAACTATGGGCATAGAGTTTATCCTGTAACAAAAGGCAGAGATTCTATTATCTATGGAATTAATTTAATGAATCAAAATGAAATCTATGTTACTAGAAGAAGCAAGAATCTAATTAAAGAACTTCAGGGCTATATATGGGCTAAAGATAAAGAGGGTAACGATTTACAGAAGCCTACAGGCTCACATCCAGATTGTATTGATGCAGCTAGATATGCTTTAATGATGCAATTAGAAAATCCAAATAGAGGAGAGTATCATTTTTATTAATAGGGTGGACTACACTTTTTAGTTTTATCGTATTATATATATGAAAGTAAAACTATTAGTTCCTGAATCACTAGCAGAAATTACATTAGAACAGTATCAAAAGTTTTTAAAGATTTAATATCCAAATTGGTGGAAAGGTCACAAATTTAAAAACCCTATTAAAGCATGGGCTTGTGGGGTTTCAACAGAAACTACACGTGACATTTTACAAGCTAATTTACTAGGCGACCCCGGTAATGAAAAAGACCAAGGTGCTGGTTTTATACCTAAACTTGATATAGTATCAACTACACGTAAGCCACAAGTTCCTAACGCAGTACAAACAGTACTAGTAAAACATTATGATCTTGAAACAGGTAGAGAAAACGGTGTATCACGGCTTGATTTTAAAGCTTATGAGCAGGGCGAAGCTAAGTATATGGGTCGCCCAATGGATTGGGTATGGCTTGATGAACAACCTGATTCAGGCATTTATACTCAGTGTATTACTCGTACAGTAGCTACTAATGGTATTGTAATGATGACATTTACACCAGAAGATGGTGTTACGTCAGTTATACATCAGTTTATGAATGATATACGTCCCGGTCAAAAGCTATTACAAGCAACTTGGGACGATGCACCACACCTTTCAGAAGAACGAAAGATGCAGTTATTAGCTCAGTACCCACCTCATGAAGCTAAAATGAGAACTAGGGGAGAACCAGTGTTTGGTTCCGGTATGGTGTTTGCTGGTATACGTGATGCAGATATTATAGTTGAACCTTTTGAGTTACCTGAGTACTGGCCAAGAATATGTGGTATTGATTTTGGTTGGGATCACCCTACAGCAGCTGTATGGATTGCTTGGGATAGAGAATCTGATATATGTTATTTGTATGCTGAATACAGACAAGCTCAAATGACAGCACAACAACACGCTCCTGCTATAAAAGGAAGAGGACAGTGGATACCTTGTGTTTGGCCTCATGATGGTATGTCTCATGAAAAAGGTTCAGGTAACAATTTAGCTGACCAATACCGCGCTCAAGGTGTTAATATGACTATTGATCATTTTAGAAACCCACCTGCACCCGGTGATAAAGGAAAGGGCGATATTAAAATTGAACCCGGTATTAATGCTTTGTTACAAGCTATGCAAAACGGACAATTTAAAGTGTTTAGTACTTGCGGCCAATGGTTTGAAGAAAAAGGCATGTACCATCGACAAGATGGTAAAATTGTAGCGTTAGTTGATGACCTTATGTCAAGCACACGTTATGCTTTTCAATCACGTTCATTGTACGCTAAAACAAGAGTTGAGTCAGATGCTAATAATAAATATTCAGGTCAAGCATTACCTGTTAAAACTAGAGGAATTGTTTAGTGGCCAATAAAATGGATAGTGAAGAAGTTTTAAATCGTTTAAGAAACGAATCAGATGCTAGTATAGGGGCGCATGATGGATTATTATCTGAAAGAATAGAAAAATTAAACGATTATTACCACGGTAAACCGTACGGTAATGAAACTGTTGGACGTTCACGTTTTATTACTCGTGAAGTTTACGAAACTATTGAATCAATTATGCCTTATTTGGTTAAAATTTTCTTTAGTTCAGACAAAGCTGTTATATTTGATCCAGAAGATGAAGATGATATTGAATCAGCTATTCAAGAAACTGAATATGTTAATTGGGTTTTTTATCGTGATAATCCCGGATTTAAAATTGGGTACAACTGGTTAAAAGACGGTTTAATGAACAAAGTTGGTTACGTTAAAGCTTTACGTGAAACTGCTGAACCTACTTTTGATGAATACGAAAACCAATCAGAAGAACAAGTAGCTAAGTTACTAGGTGATTTAGGCGAAGATTTTGAAGGTGACGTTGAAATGTTGGAACAAGATGACGGATTAGTAACCGTTTCTGTTTCTCGTATTACTGGTCGTGATAGAACTGTTATATCTAATATTCCACCTGAAGAAATTAGAATTTCAGAAGGCGATACTAATATTGCTTCGGCTAGATACGTTGCACACCATGCTAAACGTAGAATATCTGAAATTAGGGCTATGGGTTTTGATATTGATGATGATATTGAAGATGATTCAGTAATAACTAACACTTTATATAGTGATCGTCATGATGAAATTTCTGATGGTTTAAAACAAGAAAGTTTTGAGCTAGGATCTAGTCGAGAAGTTCTTTTAAAAGAAGAATACTTACGTGTTGACATGAATGGTGATGGTCTTGACGAACTATGGCAATTTTTTCGTGTTGGAGACACTATTCTTGAAGAAAACGAAGTCTCAGAAGCGCAAATATACTCTTGGTCACCTATTATTGTACCACACCGCCATGTAGGTGGTTCTCCTGCTGATCCTATTATGGATATACAGTTACTTAAATCTAAAGTAACCCGTAATTTGCTTGATAACCAAGAAAGAATAAACAACGGTCGTTTTGGTGTAGTAGATGGTCAAGTTAACCTTGATGATCTTATGTCTAGTTCACCAGCTGGGATTGTACGGATGAATTTCCAAGGGGCTGTAGAAGCTCTTCCTACCCCTCAATTAGACCAATCAGCATTTCAGGTACTAGGGTACGCTGATGCCTTAGCAGAGCGTAGATCAGGTGTTTCTGAGCGTGGACAGGGTCTTGATCCTAAGATGTTCAATTCTAACACTGCTGCTAGTACAGCTGAACTAGTTATGTCTTCTGCTGAACAAAAATTAGAACTTATAGCTCGTGTATTTGCTGAAACTGGTCTTAAAGACTTAATGCTTGGTATACATAGAATTGGTTTACAGCATGAAACACCTAGCAGAAAAGTTCGTAATAACAATGGTGAGTTTATTGCAATCAACCCATCTGAGTGGCGTAATCGTTATGATATGAATGTTACTGTAGGTATTGGTAACGGTTCAAAAAATCAACAAATGATGCAAATGCAACAAATTGAACAAACTGTACAAAGTATTGTAAATGGCGGTGGATTAGGTACAATTATTAAACCAACTAATGTTTGGAATTTAGCAATGGAAAAAGCTAAAGTAGCTGGTCGTAAAGATGGTAACAAATTTTTTACTAAACCTGAATCAGACGATACTGACGAAGGGCCAAGTATAGAAGAACAAAAACTACAAGCAGAAATGCAGTTTAAACAAAAAGAAGTTGAACAAAAAGACATGGAACTACAAATTAATGCCAAAAAACTTGAAATAGAAGAAATGGAACTTCAGTTTAAAATACAACAACACGAAGACGATAACGAGTTTAAGATTGCTGAACTTCAACTAGAATCAACACAAAACAGAGCAGTTAAAGTAGGTTCAGACTAGGACTAAGTTGAGGAACAAGGATGAACAAAAAAGAAAAATTGCTCACTAACAGTGAGTTAATAGAAAGAGGACAAAGAGCTTCTGTATTACTTAATTCTGAATCTTACGTACAATGTGTACAAGATATGTATGATTGTTTACATCTTGGGTTTGATGGTTTAAAAACAGATGATTCTGAATGTGCTATGTCAATAGTAAGACAACTTAGGTCATTAAGAACATTAAATTCTAAGTTTGAAAGTTGGTCACAAGAATCAAAAAGATTGAGTAAACTTGAAAATGATTGAAATTACAAGAGATGAAGGGCTTGCTATACTTGACGAGCTATCTGCGTTACCTTACCGTGACGTACAAGGATTAATTTTTACATTAGCAGATAAATTATCAAAACTAGAAGAACCAAAAGAAAAACAATTCCAAGAAAATATATATACTGGAGAATAAAATGGAAAACAACGATCAACCTGTTTTTACAGGAATCGATGAGGCTTTGGACTTTATGGACAAGCCAGAAGAAAAATCAGACAGTGTAGCCACTATAACTGATAAAGAAGAAGAAGAGACCGAACAGGTCGAAACCGATGAAGAGGAAATTGAATCAGAGGACTCTGAAGAAGAGCAACCAGATGATGAAAAAGAATCAGAAGAGGGTGATGAAGACGAAAAAGAAGATTTTCTTTTTAAAATCGAAAATGGTGATGAAGAAATTGTAATTACTGATGTAGAAGAAGCTAAGAAAGGCTACATGCGTCAAAGCCAATTTACTAAAGTAACACAAGAAGTTGCAGCTGAACGCAAAGCACTACTTGCTGATAAAAATGCTGTACTTGAATTAAAAAACGAGTACTTAAAAAGTATATCAGATTATAAAATTGCGTCAAGCGAAAAACTATCTAAGTTTGTTAATGTAGACTGGGAAGTTCTACAGAAAGAAGACCCCATTGAATTTGACGAAAAAAAGTCAGAGTTTGAAGCTGCTAAATTAGCTTATGAACAAGCATTCCAAAAAGAACAGGAAGTTAGTTCAGAAGTAGAAGCTGAAAACAATGAATACGCACAAAGTGTACGCGCTGAAGAAATGGGTAAACTAACTGTTGCACTACCTGAGCTAAACGAAGAAGGTTCAACTCTTTTAAGTGATGCTACAAAACATGCTGCTGAAGCTTATGGCTTTACAACAGACGAACTTTATACTATTTACGACCATCGTCAAATCAGGGTATTAGTTGATGCATTTCGTTTCAACGAATACCAAAACAAATTAGCGGCTGGTGCAGCAAAAGCTAAAACAGTCAAAAAATCAATTAAAACCAAGGGTGCTGCAAGTAAGACAACTGCGCAAGCCCGAAAAGCAAAAGCTGACATGAATTCATTACAACAACCGGGTGGAATTACACTTGAACAAGCAATGAATATTGTGAATGGCTAGGCTACATTTGAGGAAATATTATGAGTTCAACATCCACAGATACCTATGATAGTGTTGGTATCAGAGAAGACCTTTCAAACATTATTTATAATGTAGAACCCGACACAACCCCATTTTTAAGTATGGCTCCTAAAGCGAAAGCTAAGAGTACAACTCATGAATGGCAAACCGATGACCTTGACGCTGTTACAGATAACAAAGCAGTTGAAGGAGCAGATGCTTCATTTTCTCCTGCTACTGCTACTGTTAGACTGTCTAACTTTTGTCAAATTGGAACTAAGACTGCAATGGTCTCTGGTACTCTTGAATCAACTGATCGTGCTGGCCGTGATCGTGAAATGAACTACCAGATGATGAAACGTGGACTTGAGTTAAAACGTGACATGGAAAACGCATTAGTTGGTTTAAATAATGCTAAAGCTGTTGGTAATGCAACTACTGCTCGTGAAACTGGAAGTATGCAGTCTTATATTAAAACTAATTCTTCTAAAGGAACTGGTGGTGCAGACCCAGCTGGTACAGGTGCAGATGCCCGTACTGATGGCACTCAACGTGTTTTTACTGAAGCTATGTTAGAAGCTGTTGTTGATAGTATCTTTACTAATTCAGGTGAGTTTGCTGACACTGTTCTAGTAGGTGCTTTTAACAAACGTAAAATGAATGGTTTTACTGGTCGTGCTTCAACTACTGACCACAATGTTGCTGCTGAAAGCATTATCTCTGCTGCTGACGTTTACAAGAGCGATTACGGTGATCTTAAGATTGTCCCTAGCCGTTTTTCTCGTTCACGTGATGCACTAGTTTACAACAAATCTAAGTTTGCAGTTGCGTATTTACGCGATATGAAAACTAAAGAAATTGCTGCAACTGGTGATGCTGAGAAACGTCAAGTTCTTGTTGAATACTGTCTAGAAGCTCGTAATGAGAAATCTAGTGGTATTGTAGCAGATTTGACTACTGCTTAATTAGTTTGGAATGGGGGGTTCGCCCCCCTGACCTTTAAGGAGTTTAAGTGTTACTACGCGAAACAGAATATGATCCTTGGACAGGTGAAACTAAAAAATGGTATTTTGATGAAAATAATAATATTGTTTGTCATCGATCTGCTAATCTTAATGCTTTAATTAGCAACTGTAAAAAAGGTGCTAATGCTACAAAAGGTTTTTCTAGAAAAACTAAATTTCATAAAGTATTTAGTATACCTCCAATTATACAACACAAATTACTTAAAGAATATAATCTTGATTGTTTTAGTAATGACCCTACAGAAAAGAAAAGATTAGAAAAAATTATTGAACAAGATTTTCCTGTACTCAAAACTAACTCATCTAAACTATGGAGACCAACCTAGTGTTAAGTAATTATACAAACATTAGTGAAGCTGTTAACAAATGGATTAACCGGGTAGGTGCTGTAAGCATCACGGATAATACAGAAGATTTTATAATACTAGGACAACGTAGAATTCAAAGGGATGTTAGAGTTCCACCAATGGAAGTTTTAAACCCTTCTTTAGTAATTACATCAGGTCAATCACCAATACCAACAAGTCTTTTAGATGTTAAAGAAATGATTGCTTATGATGGACAATCGGCTTGGCCTGTATATAGAAGCAATTACGCTGACGTTAGAACTAAAAGACTTCAAGATGAACCGGGGCCACAAGTGTTTGACACTGTAGCTGGTAATTTTGAGTTTGGCCCTGAACCTACTTCAGGTGTATCAGTTGATTTAGTATATTATCAAGAACTTGAGTTTATTTCTAGTTCTGTAGAAATTAATTGGTTTAGTCAATATGCTCCTGAATTAATATTGTATTCAGCAATATTAGAAGCTGCTGTGTTTATGAAAGATACTGAACAAGAACAAAAGTATGCTGCTATGTACAAAGAGTCTAGAGAACTTCTTAAAGCACAAAAAAATAAATCTGAATTTTCAGGACGGTTACAAGTTACTACTAAATAGTTCTTTAGAGGTTTAAAATGGCAGTACAACTTAGTACAACTAGTCGAAATGCTAGACTTGATTCAATAGAAACAACTATAGGAATAAACCCTGTACTTATTTTTTATACAGGTACACAACCTGCTAATTGTTCTTTAACAAGTTCAGGAACACAATTAGGACAGATAACATTACCCAGTAATTGGTTAGAAACAGCTAGTTCTGGAACTAAAATTAAAAATGGTACTTGGTCTGGTACAGCTGTTGCTACTGGTACAGCTGGTTATTTTCGTATTAATTCAAGTGATGGTGTTTGCCATATTCAAGGTAACATTACAGATACTGATGGAGATGGCGATATGAAACTTGATACTACACTTATAATTATAGGGCAAACTGTAACGGTTTCAACATTTATTTTAACTGATGGTAACTCATAATGGCACTTCCAACTCCCGGAGACAGGGCTGCTGAAACTAGTACTACTACTGGTACTGGCACATATAGTTTAGATGGTGCTATTTTAGGTTGGCAAACTATTGTTGCTGCTTGTGGTACTGGTAAAGAAATAGATTATTTTGTTAGAGATGTTTTAGGCACAGCTGATTATGAAGTTGGTCGTGGTGTTATTACTGATTCTAGCACAGACACTTTAACAAGAGCTACAATATATTCTTCAAGTAATGGTGGAGCAGCTGTTAATTGGGGTGTTGGTACTCGTGAAATTGTAGTTACTTTAACAGCTAATGCTATGAATCAACTTCTTGCTGATGAAGATATTGGTGTTACTGTACAAGCTTTTGACACTAACATAGTATCGGATGCAAACTACGTACATACAGACGAAAATTTTACAACAGCAGACCACTCTAAATTAGATGGTATAGAAACTTCTGCTGATGTAACAGATACTATTAATGTAACAGCAGCAGGTGCATTAATGGATTCTGAGGTAACTAACCTAGCAGATGTGAAAGCATTTGATACTACAGATTATGCTACTTCAGCTCAAGGAACATTAGCTACTAACGCCCTTCCTAAATCAGGTGGTGCAATGACGGGTGCTATTACTACTAACTCTACATTTGATGGTAGAAATGTTGCTACAGATGGTACTAAATTAGATACGATAGAGACTAATGCAGATGTAACTGATACAACTAATGTAACTTCTGCTGGTGCTTTAATGGATTCTGAAGTCACTAACTTAGCACAAGTAAAAGCATTTGACACAACAGATTACGCAACAGC